GGCCTCTTCGCCGCCTTCGCTGTTAATAATAACTTCATATGGATTTGTCATAGAGTATCCAATGTTACTTGAGGTTGAGTAAAGACTTGACCTCTAACAAAAGTTTCTTCATAGTTAGGGTCGCTAGACGTAGCACGAAGATCCCAGAAGGATCGAAGTGGCAACATGTCTGTTTGGTAACGTGTGAGGCTTAACTGAATACGGGCGGGGTTATTTTGCAAAACTGTAATTGCAAAGTCAGCAAAAAGTGTTGGTGAGGTGGGGTAGCTTCGAACCTGGGCTTGAAAAGATAGCCCAGTAACATCTCTACCAAAGTCTAATATGATAGTAAAACTATCTCCTTGAACTCCAAGGTTAAGATCATAGATCGGAACCTTAGCCACAGGAAGCGTGCGCCCAGTAACATTTTCTGGAATATACAAGCGCTCTGGCATAGAAGGGTCATCAGCCTCTTGAGCCACGTAAAGTGGGACAAGGCGATTAGTTGTACGGCTGACACGACGGAGATTACCCATCTCAATCTTCCACAAGCCCACGTTAAGTTGAGTACAGATGGTCCGGTACTGCTCCCAGCGTTGCTGGATAATATTCGTCAATTGGCTGTAGCGTTGATCGCGAGGAATCATAATTCCATCAGGAGCCATAATGTTGATATCAAAAGCCGAATCAGTGGCTAATGCCCAAAGAGCCTCAATAACAGAGAGGATAACGATTGGGTATTCCTCAACATGGTCAAGGGTGCGTAGAGTTACTTTTCTACCAAAACCGTCTGTTCTGTTGTAAGTGTGCTGGGTAATAGAGGTATTGATGTAGTTTTCAATTTCGCCATCAGTAAAATAGCGGTAAGCGTTACCAAGAACTTTAATCACAGAACCTTGAGCAGGAGGGTTTACAAAATAAATTACTCCGTTTTTATCTTCAAGTACAAAATATGTAGGTTGGGTAACGATGCTTCCATCTATAGTTACTTGAATAGACATCGCGTCAACTGGCTTAAATCCTAAGGGAAAGGTTAGTTCTCTTCCATCGCCAATAAAAGTTTTGCTAAAAAGGCTTGCGTGGTCGGCTAGTTCAGAGCGAACTTTTGTTACTAAATCATGAAACTCAATCACGATATCCCCTTACCATCCGCCTTCATTAATAATCTCGCACTTTAAGTAAAAAGTCTTTATAAACGAAACAGCGGGTAACGCATTACGCGCCCCGCTGCTCGGTAACCTTTGTTATTAAATAACGCCAGCTAGATAACCCTTTTCCTTAAGGTGGTTAGCCACATGCTTTGAAACTGTGTACTTTTGACCAGCCTTAAAGTTATAGTAATTACCTGATCCTAGAGTCATAGACTCAATGTCAGCAATTACGCGAATCTCTACTGAGTCTTGATCTTCAGTTGTCTTTACGACACTGTCAACAATAACTGTTTGACGATTTGGTTGGGTTGCATCAATCGGGGTGTCTAGTTCTGCTTTTGCTTCCGCAGTAACCATAGACATTTCAGCCGCACGCTGTTGTAGTTCTTCAGAGTGTTGCTTAGCGAGTTCATCGCGCTTACGTCCTGTGACGTCGTTTGGGTTCCGAGCCATTTGTAATTCTCCAATGTAGTGTCTGTTAAGGAAACTGACGGGGGGCTTTCGCCCCCCAATCAGGTCGTACTATTAAGTTTTTTTACAACTAAGTTCGAACTTAGTTGGTTTCTGCAATCAAGACTGACTGATCTGTGATCAAGCCAAGACCGAAGATTGAGTACCAAGCAAGAGCGTGCTCACGACCGAAGTCCAAGATACCGCCATCGCGAAGTTCAACTGGGAGTGAGATAGCGTGACCGAATGCGTTATCTCCAATGAAGATTGCGCTATAACGATCAGCTGCACCGTTACCTGTGAAGGTGTTAGGTGTTGTGTAGCCTCCACCAGCAGCAACTGTTGGGTTAGCAACAGCAGTGTCAGTTGTATAGCCAGCACCAGCACCACCAGGAACCTTGAGGACCTGTGTTGTCTCAATGAATACTGTGTCGTACAAACGACCAATTTCACCGAGCATGAAGTTACCAGGAGCAGCGTACTTTGTTACTTCAATGAACTCTGGGAGGTCACGAAGACGACGGCTCTGGTGAGGGTGAACGAACGCGACGTAAGTCTCGCCCAAACGAGGGATGTTCTTGGTTGAGAGTGTCTCAACTGCATCCTTCACGGTACGGGTTGAAAGGAAGAAGTTTCCTGTCATAGAAGCGCGTGAGGTGCCTTCTGTGCCGTAGCCGTACCAGTTGTTTACTGCTGAAGAGATGGCTGAGCGATCTTCACCGTAGATGGTTGAAGATGCTGCATATAGGGTGTCGCGTGAAAGCTGATCAAGATAGATAGCCATGTTACGACCGAGAAGACGTGAGGCTGAAGCCATGACGTCGTCGAATGAAGCATTGAGAAGAAGTTCTGAAACAGCGAGGGCATAACCATGCTCTGTAACTGTGATTGAGAACTGCTGTGCTGTCAATGCATTTGTCTGCATACGAACACCTTCGACGAGCGGTGAAGCAAAGCCAAGGTTGTTGTAACGCATAAAGTTAATCTGAAGACCAGGAGCAACTCCTAGTTCAGTCTTCTTTACTGCAAATTGCTCAAAGCGAAGGATTGGTAGAGCCTGAAACAAGATTTCCTTGGACCAGATTGTCTGAATCGCTTGAGTGAGTTGGGTGTTTGTACCCGAGTATGCTGTTGGTGCGGCTGCGAGATTGCCGGTACCTGTGATTCCAGATGCCATTTAGCTATAGCTCCTTAATAGGTTGGTTGAGTTAGGGTTTAGCATTACCATCTCTGAGCTTCGCCTCGAGCTTTTGGACTCAATAGACGATCTCGATATTTCGCATATTCTTGTGCGGACATTGACGCAATATCTTGCGCCGAGAACTGTGTTTGCTCCGAATTAGTTTCCAGTGGTCCTGCTGGAGGCAAGGTCGCCCTTGTCCCCGTCATTTCACGGCGTGTATTCTGCATAGCAGATTGAGCCGATTCAAGAATTCGTGCTGAGCGCTCTTTCAAGCCCTCAATACTTGCGTCTAAATCTTCGCGAGTGTTACCTCCGACGAGATCCAAAAGTTCAGGCATGATGTTGTCACGCTCTGCTTCTAGACGTTGGGTCTTATAATTCTGGAGATCTGCAAAAGTTCTTTCCTGCTCCAGAAGAGCGAAGGCACGTTCACGTTCTTGACGCTCACGCTCCAACTGCTCCTGCCACTCAGCTTCTTTTTTGGCAATGAGATCACGAACATCCAAAGATGATTCTTCCTCAGCCTTTTTGCGAGCTTCGATTGCTGCTAACTTCTCAGTTTCTTCTGCTTGCCGTTGAGCGACTTCTGTTTCTTTCTCCTTACGGAGTGCTTCTACTTCTTTCTTAAGGTTGTCAATGACAGGATAAACTTTATCTTTTTCCTGTTGACGAGCCTTAACCAAATCCGCTTCGCTATAAAACTGTGCTTTGCGGTTTTCGGTTACGTTAGTAGTAGCGGCTTCAGTTGTAACAGTTGATGCGTCAACATCAGACACGTTTACTACTGGAGTGGTTCCTGCGTCGACCGCGAAGGCCTCAGCAGCTGCTTCTGCAACTTCCATGTTTCATCCTTTGATTCTAGGGGTCTTTTTCCGATGTGAGAGCACGTATGACCTAACTGTGTGTTTCAGTATTTAATTTTGCCGTACCTACAAAAAATTACAGGCTAAACTGCCCTATTTCTCGTAGTCTTCCGGAACTCTCTTCTGAGGAATTTTGGTCCCGTAAGCTTCTGTAACAAGGCGGTTACGTAGACCGGCCTCTCCTTGGGCGAGCATCGCTGACGCCTCATCCACGATCGGTGTCGCAGCATTTTCGTTTCCACCCATTGGTTGACCCTCAGGTCCGACCATAGGTTGACCCGCTGCACCGTCTGGGCCAGGCATCATGCCTGTCATAGCCAAGATTTCCTTAGCAATATCATTCTTAAGCATTTGTAATGCGCCGTCTGCCTTGGCGTCGTCCATAAGTTCTTGACGGATCTCTTGAATCTTTTCTGCAGGAAATTCTTCACCAAGTGAGCGAAGTGCACCCTCTTTAGACTCAAGACCAAGAGACAACTTAGTCTGGATCTCATTAAGTGCGATCAATTTATCAAGAGGTAGTGGCTGTGGGAAGTGAACGATTGAACGGTATGTATCTGCGTTGTTTGGGTCTAACTGTGTAAGTTGACCATTCTTAAGGGGAGTATTAAAATCAGGGTTCCAGGTAAACATCTCAGGTTCTTTAAGACCAATGCTTAAAAGAACAAGTTCATTAATACGCTCTAAGCCATGTGCGTATTGAATAATCTTCTGATGGTAGCGGTTCATCAAAGGCTGGAACATAATTGAAAGCGCAACACCAGAGGTGTTAGATACAGGCATTGCCTGACCAAGAGCGGTTTCAGGAACACCAACCATTTCGTGCATAGATTTCTTAAGCATCTCAAGGAATTCCATTGCGCCTTTAAGACCCTCAGATCCACCTGAAAGATTTTCTACCTTGGCATCTTTTGGAAGACCACCCCAAACCTTGTTAGGTCCTTTTTCTAATTGAGCTGCTTTTGCACCAATAATAACTGTAACTGGGGCGGCGTGATAATTAACAATATCAGCAACATCCGTAGCAACTTCATTATAAGTACGATTAATATTAATAATATCGTTGCAGTCGCTAAGACCCCAAGGACTACCGCTAATACGTATGTTTGGGATATGAATAACAGGGATGGTGCCGAGGGGGTTTGGTCGTGAGTCAATAAGTTCGTCATTAATATATTCTTCAATAATGTCTTCTGTCAGGATCTCGGTATAAGTAAACACTTGACGTGTTCCTTCAAGAGAAGTGCCCCAGAAACGATACTTAAGTTTAAAACGAATTAAGCGCTCGCGATCATGTGGGTGAAACTCAGGAAATGCAAAAGAAGAGTTCAGGGGAAGAATACGAACTCGTCCCGGATGCACACGACCCGTAGGATCTTGATAAGCCTCTTCATAAGCAACTTTAACAAAGCAGTCTCCAGATACAGATCCTTGCTGACCTATTTCCCACAGAACTGTGGCTTTGTTGTTATCCACTTCCCAGACTCTTTCAAGAATGTCTGGCACGATTGCTTCCGTTTCTTTTGGGGAACGGAAGGAGACCCCTTTGCCGAAAGTAAAGTTAATAACAAAATCGGTAAAGGCACGGTAATAATTAAGTGCCATCTGCGCTTCACCAGTTTGGCGGCGGTACGACCAGTGATGACCTAGGTACATAGCCCAGTTCATTGAGTAACGGTTTAGGCGAGGACCATGTACTTCAAACTCTTCGTCCGCTAATTCGACAAGCCCAAGGGGGGATATAGAGATTGTTAAATCACTTGACGCCGCCCTATATGAAGGGGGCGAGAAGTCAATTGAACTCATCTATAGTCCCTCTCGTTTGAATATTGAAATAATAGCAAAATTGTCGACAAATAGATTTTAGGTTATCTAAAGGACTCGCCTTTAATAAGACCCCTACCCATAGGCTTGGAAACTTTACGAAGTTGTTTCTTCTTTTCAGCCTCTTGCTTATCGTGGACTGTGTCCCGCATTCTTGGATCTACTTCTTTTTCAGACTTAACAAAACGACCACCCATTTGAAGATACTTGGCATGAACCCAGTGACCTGCTGCTGGGGAGGGCCACTTAGCAAAACGTGACTTTGCCTGCACAACAATTGAGTTATAAAGACGTGGATTAGCGGGAACCTCGTGAGGAGCTTCCTTTACCGCTTTACCTTGAACATATGCCATGAATGATCCTTAAAGAGTGACCCCCGTGGTGCGCTTGCGTCAGAGGCGTCGGGGGTTCTGTTTTTCTATATTACTCTATATTAGTCGTTAACGACCGAAGGGTTAAGGCGCTGTTGGTGTCCGCCATCGCGCTTAACTTCTTGGAATTCATTCTTACCGTGGTCAGCAAAAGCACCGCCAGAAAATTCTGAGAGGTGTGATGGTGCTTCTACCCAAGCTGCAGAACCGACGTGTGCGCGTTCACGCATTGTCTCCTCTGGTAACTTTTCGAAAACATTTGCATTACGGTTTGGACGGTTTGCTGCAGGTGTATAAGCCTGCATAGCGCCCTTTGTAAATTCGCTTGGAACATCTGTATCTGTTGCAATTCCTTCTTCAAAACGAAGTGGGCCGCGATTACCTGTTGTAGCAGGTGAGAACTTGCGATCATAAACAGTTCCTGGACGTTCAGCGAACTTTGGGTCTGGTGCGATTGTCATATATGACTCCTTATTGGGTTTGAGGACCTCGTAGAAAAGTATCTCTCGTTTAGGTCAGGTATGTACGGTAAAGTCGTAATTATCTAAAAAAAGGAGAGCTAGTTACTTCTACTTGAGGCAGGGTTAGATCCATTGTCATTGCACAGGCAATTGCCAGACTATCGGCAAAGTCGTCGTGCGCGTGCGCTTCGTCAGGGGCGTGGGCTAGAAAATTAGGTCCTTGGAACTTAATTTCCAGATCCGTCATCTGCTGATAGAAGCGCTTCCATGTACGCAAACGCCGGGTTTTAGCATGCGCTGGGTATTCAATCATTCTGCGATCAATTAACGCTTTAAGGTGTTTCCAACGTTTAGACTGCTCTGGTTGACTAGAACCGATTGCGTGTACTTCTGCTCTAGGTATTAAAAGTTTAAGGCGCTGAGCAACAGCGTCACCAACACCGTTAGCGTCAACCCCCACTGCAAGTACGTCATAACTCTCCAAGAATGTTTGAATTTGAAAGTACTGATCTTCCCAGTCATCGCCCTGAATTTCTAACCAATTTAATATTCTGTGTTCGTAATACCCAAATTCGTCTGGGCGATCCCAGTTAACCCATACTACCGTAACAACGGTTGAGTCCATTTTACGTGCAGGGTCAATTCCCACAACAACAGGGGATCGATGCCAAGCCTTCACTAATTCCATAGACGTGTCTTGCAACTCATCCATAACGTTAGAAGTTACAAACATACCTCTATCAAGTAACCATTTACAAGAGTACGACATCTGAAACTCATCGGAGTCTTCACCAATTCGAAGAACTTCTTTCTTAATAAACTTTCCATAATTTGTCTGTACTTTTGCTACTTCACGCCAGTCCCACTCAAAGTGATTCTGCCGACCACGACCAGTTTGTCTACGCTTGTTTAATTGAATAGATCGGTAGAAGTTATTCTTATGCGTAGTGGGAGTACCCGTCTTAACCATAGTTCCCGAATAGTAAGCCAGCATAGGAGAGATGGATTTAGAAACAACAAAATCATCGGCTTCTTGACACTCATCAATAACAATAAGATGAAAAGACTTAGATTCAATCTTTGCTCGTGGGTTAGCGGTCATCATAGAAAGGGTGGATCCAGAGTTCTTTAACTTGATCTGTCGAG